CATTGGATTAATATGTTCCATGCTTGCAATTGATCCTACAAAATTGTTTATTCTTGCAACAACTTCGTCTGATGTGATATCATTTAGATTGTGGTCACTATCACTAGGTGCATTAACGGGTGTAGGTTTTGTTCTAATCTCACTTATGTTTTGAAACTCTTTAAATGATTTCATCTAACATCTCCTTACTTTCCCTCAGGTCATCTCCCATGATTTCCTGAATTACTTTTTTCTTTTTCTTTTTTTCCTTTGATACTCTCTCAGCTTTATTTGCTTTTGATTGTTTCAAAGACGCTTCTAGTGCTTCTTGCTCTGCCTTAATCTTGTCTTCTTCTTGAACATGATAAGGTATCCCTCCAGCACCATATCTAATTTTTGTCATCTTTTTTCTCAGCCTCAACGTTCTCACTTAATAATTGTTCACAGAGTTGTATTGCACCTTGAAGAGCATTTAAATCAGCATTTGATTGTTTAATTGTTTCTTGTGCGGCTCTAATTTTTTCTGCGACTTGTAATTTATTAGCGTTTAGGGTTTCAAGTTTCGATTCAACTATTTTTTTATCTATCATTATATCTCCATTGTTGGGGGGACCCGAAGGTCCCCTTAATTATTATGCTAATGTGCAACCTTGATTTGCAAGTAAGTACCAATTACCATTTGTAAATAAACAAATAGCAGCGTCACCTGCGTCATTGAAAGTTAATGTAGAACCTGAACCAAAGTTAGTTGGTGTCAATGTTCCGTCACCACCGTCAGTTACCATTACTAGAAACTTGATTTGTCCTTCGACACCATCTGCTAGTGTTAATGCGTCTGCACCTGTAGTAGTAATCTCTGTGATTGCTGATACAACATCAACTGCACCTGCACCCGAAAGTGCCTGTGTTAAACCAAATACTGGTGTTGCGTTAATTTGTACATTGTCAGCAGAAGCGTCTACCAATAAAGCTGTAGAGTAAGAATTAGTTTCTGCTCTAAGGTCTGTTTGACCACTTGCTTCGTTGATTACAACTTCTCTGTTTGCACCATCAACTCTAAATGCTTCTTCATCATCATTTGATACGATAAAGTCAGAATCCGTAGCGTCACTATTAATAGTTACGTTAGAACTTGCACCTGGGTTGATTGTTACTGCTGTTGGTATGTTCGCCATGAAACTGGCTACTGATATCTTTTTGTTAATTGGTGTTCCTGATGGATCATCAATTACATGTAGTAAGTCAGCACTTGCGATATTACCTGATCCTAGATCAGTAAGTGCCGTGATTTTTTTATCTGCCATTTTTTTCTCCTATAAACCCTCTCGGGAATGCTACTGTGAGTACGCATACGCTTTCCTCACATCATTGTTGTGAGGGCGAATAAGTCGCCCTCGATTAATTTATTATGCCGCTACTGTAATAGTACCTGCCGCTGTACCAATAGCTGCACTATTAGTAATTGTTGCGTTGGTAGTAGATGTAGCTACATCTTTGATTGTACCAGAGTTTAATGATGTTGCGTTAGCACCAATTGATAACACATCACCTGCGTTTGTAGCAGCGTTAGCAGCTGCGATTGTTTCTCTGAATACTAATTCGTTTGTACCAGTACCAGAGATGTAATCTGCTGTTAAGTTTCTAGCTGGTGTATCATTTGTAATTTGTAAAGATGGCGTACCACCTGATGTATTTACAACAACTGGCTCGTTAAATCTAACTCTTACGTCAATGTTACCACCATCTGATTTATCAAATGATGTTGTAATAAACTCGATTTCTGTAATATCTGCAGCACCAAGAGAAGCTGATAGACCGCCAATAGCGACTAAAACTTCTTCGTCTGCTGAGGTATTGTCGTTTCCTGAAAGTGCTGAACCTGCTTCCCTTACCCAACCTTTAGTATTTGCAAAGACTTCTTTTTTCTCTGCTGTGGTCAGATTCTTAGGTTTGCTTTCGTCAGAATCACTTGCTCCCCATAGTCCCATTTTGTTTCTCCTTAATTAAGTGTTTAGTTATATAACTACTTCTATTTATAACCTATCTTTCTTAAATCAGAAATCGCTTGACTCGCTGACTTATATTTGATAGGTATACCTTTATTTTTCTTCCATTCTTTTGTATTACGACCAAAATCATCAATCAACACATTACCATTTGCATAGATTTTTTTCTCTGCTCTACGCACCAGATGTATTCTACTTGCGTCTGTTAGTTTCAAATTTCTTTGTAACCACAGTTGTTTACCTTTAATACTATTTTTATCATAAGGTGTATAAGCAGAAAGAATGTGTGGATTAAATTTGCGAATAAAGAACCAAAGTTTTTGACCATCTTTTGTCCATGGTAGAGTAGGCCAAAACATTTTGTAATTACGAATAGGTTCCCACTTTGAGTCAGTAAGTGGTGCATTTAACCAATCGTCAACATCTGAATAACCTGCTGTCTGCATAGGACCAGGCATACTAGGGTCTTTCGACTTTAGTTTAAACATATTAGTTATGCCTTGTCTAAAGTCACAAAGGACACCATCCATGTCACAGTATATAGTAGGGAGACTATCTGCTTCTTGGACTAGTGTTATTCCTTGAATAGTCTCCGCAAAAGCGGAGTATTTCATTAATCAATCTCTTTGCTTATTGCCTTACGTCTTTTGTGAAGATATTTGTCAGTAGAGTCAACATCGCCATCATTGTCAATGTCTTTGTCTTTTCTATCGTCAAACTTTTTCTTTACTGCTGTTTTATTTACAGGATCAAGTTTATCTTCTTCTTTTTTTTCTTTTTCTTTTGCAGCTTCGCCATAGACTTTTTTCAATGCGTCATGCATAGATTGAACTTTAAACTGTTTTGCTTGTTCAAACTTTTCGCCATGTACTTTTATAGGTTTTTCTTCACCCTTAGCATCTTTTTCATTTTCTTTTCTTTTGTCTTTAGCGTCATCTTCTTTTTTGTCTTCTTTACCTTTTTTAGCGTCAATTGCTTTTTGTAATGCAGGCGGTAATTTACCTTCTGATGATGTTTGTTTTAGTTTCTCTGCTTGAACAACAACACTATCTTGAACTTCTGGTTTACCACCTACTTGATCATTTTGTTTGCTAGTAATATCAGCAATAGTTGCGGCAAGAGATCCTTTCTTTGGTTCCCCAAAGTATGTTGGATTCCAACCTTGTATTCTTTTTTCACTCATTTTAGTCTCCCTTATAAATCTGTGAATTTAATTTTACCACGAGGCGTTTTAATGCCAAACTTATCTCTGACCATATCTACTACCTCTGGTGGCATTAAATAGTTTAACATATTTGCTAAACCTTGTTTTTCTTCTTTTGAACCCTTCATCATTTTTGCTATTCTTGCATAAACTTTAGGATCAACTTCTTTAAATTTACCTTTTTGTTCATCTACTTCTTCAGTAAATAATTCTATATAAGGTAAAAAATCTTCTGGTAATTGTTTCCATTGCATTCCGTGATACATAACTAATGCCGCTTTTGCACCTGTAGTCAAAACAGGTATGTCTGCTTTTACTAGTTTTAATAAGTTTGCTTTTGGAAATCTTTTCATCATACCACGCAACTTTCTAAACTTTGCAGGATCGATACCAGTCTCTTTACCTTTTAATGGCATATACTCTTTTCTCAATCTTTCAATTTGTTTGTCAGTAAATTCCTCTAGTGGTTCATAACTTTCTGCTTTTATTTCAGCACCATAATAGTTTTTCAAGTCTGTAGCAAATTTATTAAGGTCTGCACCTTTACCATCTATTTTAAAACTTTTTCCATCTCTCATTTTATCAATTCTAAAACCTGTTCTTTTACCAAATCTTTTTATATCGTCCATTGCCTTGCGTCTTTTTGAAGGATCTTTAATGGTAACAACCATCTTCTTAAATTCTTCTAAATCAATTGATTCTTTTTGCTCTTCACCCGTTTTATATGAATATGCCGTTTTTAGATAATCAGTCGCTTTCGTAATTTTACCTTGCACCCATTCTTCAACATCACCATCATCACTTATCATTTTTTCAATGCCATCTAAGAAATGTCTCATCTGATTTACTTGGTTCATTATCATGTCTACTTCAGCAGCACCACCAGTATCTTGTGGATCAACTGCTTCTTTCATTAACGCTTTTACTGTTTTTAAATCAAGTTTTAATGCTCTTGCAATTTGTTCAGGTGTCTTTTTCTGTTTTATCATCATATGCATTTGAGACATTTTACCTTCATCTATTTCACTATTCTCAGATTTCTGAATGTCTTGTATCTGTTTTTTCAGAGCAGCAATTTTCTGAATTTTATCAATCTTTTCTTTTGCTTTTTGTTCAGGATCTTCTTGTTCTTCTAGTTCTTTTTTTAAATCTCTAATGTTTCTTGCTGTTGTTCCAAATTGTTGTTTTGCAAACTTTAATAAATCAGAATCAGAACCAGTAAATTGTGCCGCGGCATCACCACCCATACGAACTTGATTTCTAGGCAAGTTTTTCATTTTAATTCTAAACTTTTTAGCCGCTTGTGTCAACTTACTCTTGGGCACATCAGCGTATGATATATCATATACTGAAACTGTTGCCTCATTCATTTCTCTGAGGATTTGTGACATTGTTTTACTGTATCTTTGCATATTTTCTCTCCGTATACTATTTATACATTTAATTATCTACTTTTGCACCAGAACGCCATTGATAACATGACCAATATCTTGCCTTGTACTTTGGACCTGGGTTATCACAATTATGTCTAGCTCTAAATGACGCCCTTCTACCTGGGTCATCTCTTTTGATTTCCATATTTGGATCACCAAATCCTAGTTTAATAATGTTACCTTTGTCATTCTTTACATATACATGAAACTTTCTTTTGCCATCACTAGAACGAACAGGATCATTAAGTTTTACTTTTTTGCCTTGATACTCTGCCTCTGTTATTTCTAAATCTTCATATAGATCACAAGTCTCACAGATATGATCTATACGCTCTACTTCTTTTAATGATTTT